AAAGGTACTAACCCATATGACGCTGGTGTATTCTACTGCCCATACGTACCACTAACAATGGTCCGTGCAGTTGGTGAAAATGACTTCCAACCACGTATCGGGTTCAAAACTCGTTACGGCATGGCTTCAAACCCATTTGTTGGTAGCTCACCTTCGGACGGTCTGGCAACTGCTAAGACTAACCAATACTACCGCATCTTCCGCGTGGACAACATCCTAGCGTAAGACTAAGAGTTAGCGGAAAGAAACTGGGGGGCTTCGGCCCCCCTTTTTTGTTTTGTTTAATTTCAATCACTTACGTTTTTTTCACAAAAAAATGCATTTTAGGGGTTTACATTTCAAAAGAAATGATTATATTAAATCTATAAGGAATGAAGGAGTAAGCTATGATTATGGAATTTAACTTTGTAGATGGTGCAAACTTTGCAACTAACTCAATCAAGCCTGTACGAATCACTCAGTTTGAGGAAAACGTTTTTGAGCTGTTTATGTCAAAAGGCAACTTGAATCATGATATGCCAAGCATTATGTGCTTTGAAACTTTTGAAGAAGCTGTGAAAACAGCTGAACATAAAGTTGGTGTTAAAGTTGAATGGGAGTAAACAAGTTGTGCCTTTTGTGGCATAACACTGGGGTTGCTTAGGCAGCCCCTTTTTTGTTATATAAATAGTCTAAAGATTTCCGGAGATAGTAATGGCTACACTTAATCCTTCAGCTACTGTTTCGGCTAGTAAGACAAACGTGTCAAGTGCACTGAATAATATTAACTTACTACAGCCAAATGGTTTTAAGTTGACAATTGATCGGAAGAACTTCCCTAACCTGGAGTTCTTTGCACAGAATATTGCTCATCCAACAGTAGATGCAACTGCTGCTGAGTTGAGCTATAAGCGTGTTTCTCGTATCCATATGCCGGCAGATAAGCTGACCTTTGGTGACTTAACAATTAACCTTATCCTTGATGAAAATATGAACTCATATATTGAGATGTATAATTGGTTGTCACGTATTGTAGAAGAAGAGATGCCTAATCCATTGGATAGGACTCAACAGCTTCCTCCACATGAAGCAGATATTACTGTACAAATTTTAAACTCAGCAAATAACGTAGTCAGAACAATTCGTTATATTGACTGTGTCCCAACATCACTTGGTTTCCTTGATTTATCCACTCAGAATGCAGAGGGATATATAGTACTACCAGTAACATTTAGATTTACTTACTTCAATATTACCTAATTGAAAGCTTTATATTATGTTAGATTTGCAATCCATTCTTGAACAATGGCAACAAGACTGTGTAATTGATAACTCACGTTTAGATGATGTATCAAGAGACACTCCAAAACTCCATGCAAAATACCTACAACTACTTTCACTGTCAAAGTTACAAGTGAAACGTGCTGAAGCATCTCAAAAAGTTTTGCTAAAAGACAAATGGTTATATTATAATGGTAAGATGGATAAGGAAACTATTGAAGAAAAAGGATGGAACTATGATCCTTTTGATGGCTTGAAGGTATTAAAAGGCGAGATGGATTACTACTATGACTCGGATCCTGAGATTCAGAAGTCAGAAGAAAAAATCCAATATTACAAAACAATTGTGGAAACTCTAACAGAAATTGTAGATTCTTTGAAATGGAGACACCAAACTGTCGGTAATATTATAAGATGGAAACAATTTGAAGCAGGTGGATAGTGGCTGATATTAACCTAGAACTTATTAACTATAGTATGCTATATGTCGACACTGATCGTGGCATTGCTCAGGAGCTTTCTGAGTACTTTAGTTTTTATGTTCCTGGTTATAAGTTTATGCCTGCTTACCGTAATAAGATGTGGGATGGTAAGATACGCTTGTTCAATAACATGACGTATGAGATTTCTGCTGGTCTATATACCCATATTCAAAAATTCGCGTCTGAACGTAACTACACCGTCTCCACGATTCCGCATAACGTGTACGGATTACCTGGCGAAACTCACACAATTCCCGAGTGGGACTTATGGCTCGACAACGAGGCTCAGTATTTACCATTCCGACCTCGCAGCTACCAAGAAGAAGCAATAAAAGTGGGCTTAAAATCCACACGCGCAATTTTATTATCTCCTACAGGTTCAGGCAAATCGTTTATTATTTATCTGATATTGAAATATTATATGTCAATGATTGAAGATAAACAGCAAATATTAATTATTGTGCCAACTACTTCTTTGGTTGAACAAATGTACAATGATTTTAAAGACTATAATATGAATGTTGAAAACGCGGTACATCGGATTTATTCTGGTAAGGATAAGAATACAAATAAACGTGTTATTATTTCAACATGGCAAAGTATTTACAAGTTTCCGAAACAATGGTTTCAAAAATTTGGTATGGTAATTGGTGATGAGTGTCATGGCTTTAAGTCAAAATCACTATCATCTATTATGAACAAAGCAACACAGGCAAAATATCGCTTTGGCACAACCGGTACTTTGGACGGTACACAGACACATCGACTCGTCCTTGAGGGATTGTTTGGTCCAGTTTACAAGGTAACAACTACGAAAAAATTACAAGACGATGATACTTTAGCACCTTTAGACATTAAAGTATTATTGTTAAATTATTCAGAGGAGGTAAGGAAGAACTTTGGAAAGCAGACATACCAACAAGAAATTGACTTCATTATTGGAAATGCTACTCGTAACAGGCTCATTCGTAATCTCGCTTTGGATGCTCAAGGAAATACTCTCATCTTATTTAATCGTGTGGACGCTCATGGAAAGCCTCTCTATGAGATGATAAATAGTAAGGTACAGGAAGGTAGGAAAGTTTTCTTCGTTTCTGGTGAAGTTGCGACTTCAGATCGTGAAGCAATCCGAAAAATTGTGGAGAAACAAAATGATGCAATTATCGTGGCTTCCCTTGGCACTTTTAGTACTGGGATTAATATTCGGAATCTTCACAATATCGTATTCGCTTCTCCCTCAAAGTCACAGATTAAAGTCTTGCAATCAATTGGAAGAGGACTTAGAAAATCGGACGATGGTAGGACTACGCAGCTCTATGATATCGCAGACGACTTGCACTGGCAAACAAGAAACAATTACACATTAATGCATTCTGCTGAACGTATCCGTATATATGATAAAGAACAATTTAACTACAAAGTGATAAAGGTGGACATAGAATGAACGATGATAGAATAAGACATATGAGAATGTCGACCGGAGATGAAATCGTCTGCGAAGTTCTTGAGTGGGACGATGACGATGAATCAGTAGAACTTATTGTCCGTAACATATATAAAATCATTTCAATGGAACCACCTGGTTCAAATACAAGAATCTTTACACTACGTCCTTTTATGTGCTTACAAAACAATTCAGCATTGTTCCAATCTGTAAACACTCAACACATTGTTACTACAGCAATCCCTGCTACTCAATTGGTAGAGCAATATAAAAATGTTGTTGAAACAGAAAACATGAGTGATGATGAATTAGAAAAAAAGATTACAGCAGAAGTTGAACGTATTCGCGCGCAGATGAGAGATGTTTCTGATTCAGCGGAAAGCAATATTATCCAATTTAGTGCAAAACCTAAAGATACAATCCACTAGTATCCACCCACTCCAAAAAACCTTAGATTTATTCTACCACATTTTTCAGGTTTGTAAACCCCAAAAATGCACTTTTTCGTAAATTTTTTTAGTTTACATCTCTCCACATTTTGATTATAATAGTATTATTGGAAAAGGATTTATTATGTCTAAACGAAAAAGCATACATTATGTTAACAACAAAGAGTTTTCCAACGCTGTTGTTGAATACTGTAAAGTTCTAGCAGAAGCAAAACAAAAGGAAGAACCTTTACCCAAGGTTCCGGATTATATTGCGTCTTGTTTCCTGCGTATTGCAGAAGGTCTTTCTCACAAGTCTAACTTTATTCGTTATACGTACCGTGAAGAAATGGTAATGGATGCTGTTGAAAATTGTTTACGTGCTATTGAGAATTATAATATTGAAGCTGCAACTAGAACAGGGAATCCAAATGCTTTTGCATATTTCACTCAAATCTCGTGGTATGCTTTTCTACGCCGTATTGCGAAAGAAAAGAAACAACAAGACGTCAAACTCAAATACATTTCTCAGAGTGGTCTAGAACAACATGTTTATGGCGCTGATGATCCACAAGCAGCGAGCGTTGTCAACTCTTTCCTCGATCAACTAAAGGATCGGATTGACAAGGTTAAAGAAAAAGATACAGAGTTTAAAGTGTACATGAAAGAAGAAAAACTTCGCCGGAAACGTGTACTAAAAGTCGACTCTGATTTACAAAGGTTCATCGATGACGACGACTAAAGAATCTTATTTGAAAAGTCTAAAAGCTTCTCATGCTAAATTAGATGAAATGATTTCTGAACTTGGTAGGTATCCTGGTTTGGAGGCAAAAGCTTTAAAAAAGAAAAAGCTTGCTTTGAAAGAGAAAATTTTAGAGGTAGAACAAGAAATTGAAAGTAGCAATTTTAAATGACACTCATGCTGGCATTCGCAATAGCTCTGACGTATTTATCGATAACGCGGAAAAGTTCTATAGCGATGTATTTTTTCCTTATCTTTTGGAACATAATATTCGGACTATCGTTCACCTTGGTGATGTTTTCGATAACAGGAAGTTTGTTAACTTCCGTGCTCTTAACAGGTATCGTAAGTCATTTCTTACAAAACTAAGAGAGTACGGAATGCACATGCATATCATTCCTGGTAACCATGACACCTATTACAAGAA